ATGAATAAAGCTGAATTAATTGACCTAATTGCAGATAAAGCAGACATATCAAAAGCTCAGGCAAAGGCTGCATTAGATGCCAAACTTGTTAGCATTCAAGAAGCATTAAAAGAAGGTGATCAAGTGCAGCTGGTTGGCTTCGGTACGTTTAAAGTAAAGCACCGTGCGGCCCGAACGGGTAGAAACCCGCAAACAGGTGCAGAAATTCAAATTGCTGCTGCAAATGTTCCGTCATTTGTTGCAGGTAAAGCACTTAAAGAATCATTGAAATAGCTGGTGCCATGCCAGGATGGTCTAGCTGTCCTGGTTAATACTCGCCAAAACACTCATAACAATATCATCAGAAATTTTCTCGGCCTTTGATTTAGAAATAAACTCCTTCTCAGTTTCATATGTTACAACCTTGCTATTCATACAACTTTTATTATCTTCTATAAAAATTACAAAGTCTTTCTCAAACCCAGAAACAACAAGTCTTCCTAATAAAAAACCACCACCATTTTCTACACTTATAACTTTGTACCATAATAAATTTTTGTACAAAGAATCTCCAACCTTACAGTATATTGAACGAACTCCATTATCATTGCTAAAAAGATAGTAATCCTTAGTTATATGTTTTTCGTCACTACAGGAAGACAGCAATGCAGCAAGGATAAGAAGCAAAGTAAAGGTAACTTTTTTCATATATCCTAATTACCTTTAGTTGAAATCAGAGAAGTTAAGCTAATAACCATCAAACCATACGCCAGACAACATCTGATTTGCATGTCTTAGCGCCCTCTTCTTAGTCTGCCTAGCCCAGCGACTATCAAGCATTTCTGTTTTGCCATCGCTCCAACGCTGATCAGCTATTGCTTTCAGAGCCTTTCTAAATTTAAGTAATCCACTGATACCCATTTGATAAGCCATCGAAATCAGTACAGCTTTTCTAGCATCGTTACATGCGGCAACTGCCGTTCTAATTTCAGTATGAGCAAAAGCTTTTTCTTGGAGATCCGCTAAAATTTCATTAAGCCACAAACGACCTACAGACTGTGAAATTTCAAACTGATACAGATTAATAGGTGCTCCTTTGGGGCCGATTTTGAAGCCGTAGCCTATTGTTGGATATCCTTCGGAGCACAAATAAGGCTTTTCTCGCCACCCTTCCTCATACTCAATCAAAGCAATAATACTGCTCAATTTACATACTCCTTTTGACGGATTTTTTACCGTTTTGTAGTACTGTAGTTATAAGACAGTAACGGTTTATTCAAAAGTATACACGAACTAAGTCGTGTATCACACCTGACGCATGATTTAAGCGATGTTTGATGTATAAGTAATGGTTAGGGTGCAGGTATGTATTTAAACTGCTTCTGAGGGCTCTGTGTGAGGGATTCGATTTCTGACTTTATTTCTTGTTACACGGTAACAAGAAAATTTAGAACTAGTTGAAGATTATATCAGCTTTTCTTGGGGTAAAATTCTTTGTATTTCACTCCCACTTTCCTTTAATGCTTTGTTTTTGAATAAAAAATAGGCTTTTTTCTTTTAACTACTGACAACTCTTGTTTGTTGTTTAAAGTGTTTTTATTTTGTTTTTATCTGTTTTTTGTTTTAGGGGAGCTACAGCCCTTATGTAGCAAAGGCTACAGCTCTTAAAGTGGTAGTAAATTACATAGTAAGTGGTAGGAATTTCCATTTAAGTGTGAGGGATTTACATATAAGGTGGTAGGAATTTCCATTTAAGTGGTGGGGATTTCCATTGAAAGTGGTAGAGATTCCCAAAGTGTGAGGAAATTACATTAAGTGGTAGAAATTTCCATTATGAATGAAATTTGATTATTTCAAGGCATAGCTAAGCCATTAGAAAGTGGTAGAGATTTACATTTAAGTGTGAGTAGAATATTCTTGTTTCACACTTAAATGGGGTCTTTATGGATCAAAAGAAGCGATTACGAGTCAACAAAGCTAATGCCTTGATTGAAGCCAAGAGTTACTTTGTTAATGGCGGCGAGGTCTTTGATCATAGGCTGGGGCTTTGGGAACAGAAAGTTGTCCTATCTGTTATTTCAAAGATTCAGCCTAAAGATAAGGGGCAATTGAATTACACCCTTACTTATGAAGAACTATCACAGCTTAGTGAAATATCCATTGCAGAGCTAAAAAGAAAAAAGACAACAGCTATGCTTGTTAAGTTGCGCTCTAAGACAATCGCTATCTTTGATACAGAAGATGCTCCGCTTATAACTGGCTGGTTTTCAGATATTCAACCAAAGCCAAAAGATGGCTTAATAGAGTTCTCTGTTTCTCCAAAGTTAAAGCCTTATTTGCTTGACTTAAATAACAACTTCACCTCTTATCATTTGAAGCAGGTAGTAAAATTAGGGTCGGTATTTTCTATTAGGCTTTATGAGCTTTTACGGCAATATCTACCACTTAAATCAGGCAGAGATAGTAGTGAAAGAGTGATAGAGCTTGGCGAGCTTAGAAGCTATCTAGGTCTGGCAGATTCAAAATATAAGCGATTTCAAGACTTTAAAAGACATGTGTTATTGCCAGCTAAAACTGAGCTTGAAGACAAAACAGACCTAACTTTTGACTTTGAAGGGTTAAGAGTTGGGCGATCTGTAGGAGAGGTTAAGTTTTCAATTCACAAGAATGTTACTTTTGAGGCTGCTGATAGCTCATTGGAGGGAGTTTTAGTTAATGACAATGTTGTTATTGATGAAGAACTAGCAAAGAGAATCAGGGTGTTTATTCCAGATATTAAGCCTAGCCAAATTGACTTATTATTTGCCACATATACAAAAGAAGAGTTATCAGAAAGCCTGGTTGCATTAGCAACAGCTGTTGCTATGGGAAGTATTGAAAAATCGCCTTTATCTTATTACCAGGGTGTTTTATCAAACAAAGCTAAAGAAAGGGTTCCAGAAAGACAAACACAAGACTGGACTGACACTTCATGGGAGGATGAGGTTAGCTTTGATGATTTTTAAAGTTTTGCATGCAAAACTGAGATAATTTGCAATTGCAGTTTTGCATGCAAAACTTGTTATCTTTGACGTATTTTTAAGCCGCTTTGAAGCTCTTTTAATGCTGCTTCAGAAAGGTTAAATACAACAGTTTTCTTATCTAGCTCTATTTGTATCTGAAGTTGACCGCCCTTCTCTATTAAATTTAGCTTTTTAATAGTTGGTGTTTTAGCGGTGGCGCTTTTATTCTTTGATGGTTTACTAGTATTCTCAGCTAACTCTCTGCTTGCTTTTCTTAAAGAGCCCTCTAGTTCTCCTGACTTCCACTGATCTACTAGAACATTCACCGCTTTTTCGTTCTTTTTGGCTGCTCTTGCCAAGTCATAAAGAGCTACAACATCTTGTGTGTCACCATTTAAAGACAGTTGCTTTATATGATCTGGTGCATTCAATAGTGATAGGTATTTACTTAAATGCCCCTTACTTATACCTATCATTGATGCTGCATGAGCTTGGTCATAACCATCAGCCTTGCAAATATCTACCACTCGTTTTATTGCTTCGGCGTTTTCTAATGCTGGAACCTGTTCGCGTTTATTATTCTCGTCAAGTTGCATTAAAAGCACTAGCAAGTCATCAGCTGATCCAGCTCGAACAATCGCAGTGATATTTTTGATTACTTGCGAGTCACTAATAGCACGCCAGCGGCGTTCACCAGCAATTATTTGATACTTTCCACTGTCGCCCTTCTCTTTCACTAAAATAGGCTGCAACTGCCCTTTTGACTCAATACTTTGCTGAAGTTCTTTAAGGGCTTGCTTATCAAATGTTTTGCGGGGCTGATTTAGGTCAGGCTCAAATTGATTTGCGGGCAGAGTTAAATAGCGTCCTTCGCTTTTAGCTGTAGAAACCACCTCATCTTTTACTGCGTCAATTTGAGCTTGAGTAGCCCCTTTTTGAACCTTAAAATTCTTTAAGCTGTTTAGCATTGCTTATTACTCAAGAAAGAATATTTAACACTTCATCGACAAATGCATTCGCGGCGTCAACTGGTTTTGGGTGTTTCTTAGGGTTTGCATCAAAAACGCTTCCACCACTAATAGCCGTTTGTTTAAACACTTCAGAGTCAGGTATTCTTGATTCCATTATAGGGAGTTCAAACTGTTCTAAAGCAGCTTGTATTTCCCTGCCTAAAATTGTTTTATCTTTGGTTCTGCTAATTAAAATACCCGCCTTTGGCTGTCCATCGGCTATCTCTCGCCTGCTGTGAATCATCTCGACAACTGCAGCTGAGTCTTCAATATCATATGGGCTTGGTTGAACAGGAACTATGGCTAAGTCTGACGCTTTAATTACACCCGCTGGTATTTTTAAGTCTGCTAGTGATCCTGGTGAGTCAATAACTATGTAATCAAAGCTATTCCTATAGCTTTTTATTTCATCTGCGATAGTTTCGCGAGGAACAGATATAACACTAGGAAGGTCAGCAACAGTAAAGCCAGACTCAAGGGCTCTTGCGTAAGCTTTAGATGCTGTGCTTTGTTGGTCCGTATCAATCAGTAATACTCTGTTGCCTCGCTTATGTAATCCATGACTTAAAGTTATTGCGTTAGTGGTCTTTGTTGACCCACCTTTTTGGTTAATAAACGATATGACTTTTGCCATTTTTCCCCCAAGCATGTACCACAAGTGCTTTTTAATAAAGTTCAGTTTTGCATGCAAAACTAGTGTCACACTAAGTGTATTTGCTATTAGTTTTGCATGCAAAACTCGACGTGTGTTTTTTAATATTAGACAGTCAGTTTTGCATGCAAAACCATATGTGAAGTTTAAAAAATAATCAATGTGACTAGACTTAGCTACATTGGCGACTAATTATGTTTAAGTTTTTAGTCACTTATATTGCTGGATTAGAAGAGATACACCCATAAGAGAGACACCTTAAAAAAGAGTGTCACTCTAAAGTAGGGGAGGGGTGACACTCTAATCAGGTGTCACTCTGATAGAAAAAAAGTTATGCAATTCTCATATGAACGACACCCGTTTTAGAGTTGACATAAGTACCACCAATTGGAGTACCACCCTCTGCCGCTGCTTCGTCATTCTCATACCTTGCAAGACGGCTACTATATAAATCCCAGTTTTCACCGTTATAGTGCCAGCGTTGCATAGTGTCTTGTGCGGTTACTTCCCATCCATTTCCTGGCGTGTAAACTTCCCAGGCTGAGCCATCCCAGCGAACAAGCTTGTTAATACTTTCTGCCCATACTCCAGTAGCACCAGTAGGCACTAAGTATCGATCACCAGGAGTAGGGGAGGCGGGTGGTTCTGTCGTGGTTGCAGATAGAACAGAGATAACTAAAAGCGCCCCGATGGCTTTTAGATTTTCATCCATCTGCAAATTCCAACCAGACTCGCCAAGTTTCCAGCCGTAATTTAAACCAGTGTTAGGCTCTTTTTTTGCCATTAATGACCACCGTAATATTTACCGTATTGATAGCCGTAACCATCACGATCGACAGTCACGTCATAGCTTTGATTGCTTTGTAATTCGTCGCGCTGAGATGATAGAGATATACGAAGCTTATGATTGAGTCGGCGCTGTCTCATGAATGAGCCGGTACCGCCGCCAATGATTTTTATGTAAGTTCCGGCGTAATCATAGCCTGTTACTGTCTTCATATTTGACGCTTTAATCTGTGCCACTGAAGACATATCGCATTGAAATTCAAAAGCCAGGTTTCTATTTGGATCGTCTAGGTTATGCTGAAAAATCAACCTATCTGCTTCAAATGAAAAAACCCCTTTTGTTCCGGGGTAGGAGCCTTCTTGTTTGGCTTTTGTTAAGTCGTTGAGGCTTGAACCATACCATAAGCCATTTTTGTAACTGCCTTCTTTTTTTACCCTGATTGCAGCAATGGTTTGCCCTGTTTTGTTTTGAAGCTCTAAATCAATTTCTGCTACGTCATTGCCTGAGCTTCGGTTCCAACAAAAAATGTATAACTCCCATGATAAGTCGAAGACTGGGATTATTTCTGGCTGCTCTATAATGCTGGTTGCAGTGGCAGGGTCATAAACATAATGAAAAACCCCTATATCTTTGGTTTGCCCGTAGTTGGTATCCCAGTCAGGGTCATCAGTGTTCAATATGTTTAAATGTGGATCTCGTTCGCGCCGTCTAACCCCTACATTAATAAGCAAGTAACCATCACTTGGCGTATGCTCTCCCTCAATGGCATATTCAAAAATGTTGGTAGGATTTGTTACTTTTTGGCCTAAGTGCTTTTTTTCATCTGTGTAGTTATAGGTATTCCCAGTCAACTCGGACTCATTAACAACCAAGTTATTGTTTTCATCCCATATCTTTAATTTGTATGTAGTGCCTGACTCTGGCCCAACATCTCCAAAGGTGAAACCTTTTAAGTGGTCGGCTTGCTGTACTCTGTCGCGGTGTGCCCAGGATAAAACTAAAGCACCAGTGACGAGCTTAGGATAATACTGATTATTGATTTTGAAGTTGCCGGGTGGATATGGACGAGATGCACGACTGTTGAATCTAACGCTGTCCTGTGGTGCAACACCTAAATCTAGAATACCGCGCCCTGTTGCTGGGGTAATTTTAGCGTGTACTATCTCGCCAGTTTGATAGTTAACGCCGTCCGTTTCGCCGTAATAATCCCAAGCAAAAACACGAGAACCAGAAGGGTGCTTATGTGGGATGGTATCAGCCACACCGCGATTAACTTTTATTTCAGTATCGCTAATCGCGGTGACTTGCATTAGCTCATCATTAATCTGGATGTGTGAGCCAATCTCTACAATATCAATGTCTACAGTTTGGCCGATTGATAATGATGTATCCATATAGCCAGCATCAGCCATTAATAAGGCAGTCGGTGTAAACTCTAACGACTCGACTAACTCATAGCCGCCACCTGAATTCACATGCAAATCAGCATTTAATGCGTCTTCTGCGGGTTTGGTTCCTGCCACAATTAAAAAGCCATCTTCTTTTGCTAGCTTGGCTGCTTCATCCATACCCACCCTTTGTACGACTTCATAATAGGGAGCCTCAACTAATAAACGATAAGGGCAGGGAGCAGGCTCGGATAATGGCAAAGCCCACCCGGTAGGAGTAGGGGAGGCGTAAATAGCCTCACTGAGTGCAAACACATCTTGCACACATTCAATTTTGACTTTGTTGTCGGTGAGGGTGCCGAGCGAGATATTAGTAACCCGCATCACTGTTTCAGACACACCGTATTGTGGCCATTCAAACAGAAATACATCGCCCACATTAAGGCTTGCAGCTTCTCGGTTAGCAATTAAAACACAGCCGATTAATGGATTTGCATAGCCGCGTAAATCGCGAGATGCAACCCGGCTTGCTAGTCCACCGTTAGTAATGCCAGGGTATTTCTGAGTAGTGGAAATAACACAACCTTGTTGTTGTGCTAGGGCTATATCTTGGGCGCTTACTGTCGCATTCTTGCCCGTTGATCTATCCCAATACTGAACAGTGACAGAGTTAGTTAGCTCGCCAACAGTGGGGCGGGTAAAGTCATTAATCTTGCCTACATTGTGCGGCCCTAACTTAATCAGACTTGATTTGTCGTAGTCGTCACGAATCAGCTTAAGGGTAAAGCGGCCTGTTTTCCTATCGACAAATAGTGCGCCATCGATGTGTTTTAAAATCAGTTCTATAAACTTATCGATAGTGGTTTCTTTATCCCATAGCAAAGAAAGCCCAAACCCTTCGGCGTGTAACTGATTAGCAGCATGAATAAAAGAATTGTCGTCTATATCTTCGTCGGTGTAGCCCATACCCCAATCTAAACTAGTCAGGCACTCGCGGATAATGTGGGCGGGGTTCATATCACCGCTGCCAATCTCGGCTTTATCGTTGTACCACTGTGGCCGCCCATCATCCCGAACATGAATACGCTGAACTCTGAAAGCCCAGCGCTTAAGATAAGGATTCATCCCTATATAGACTTGCCTAAGAATGGCGCTAACTACACCACGGAAAGCAGGTATTTTGGATCCAAGCCGAGCCTTTAAGTAATCATTTTTAGGCTGATTTGGGTGACCCATTAAAATATCGACAGAGCCACTAACACCACCCTCGCGCTTTTCACCACCAAATAAATTGCTTGCACTAATATGAAGGCGACCGCCGCCATGTCCGCCTGACCAGGCCCGCTTGCCATCGACATTAATTTGCGTGATTTTATCTACTGGGCCGTGGCATAGCAGCATGTGCATGCCGATGTAGTATTTATACCCGACTGTTACGGCTTTCTTTTTTCCGCCCATTCCGCTAAATCCACTACTTGCTTAGCCATGGCATCGCCAGTTGCTAAAAGCTTTTCTGACTCAATGCCATGCTTTAAAAAATCACCCCAATCTAACCCATGGCGCTCGAAAAACTGCCTTGCTCCTTTGGAGCAAAACAAAGCGCTACGAATATGATTGATACGGATAATCACTTTTTGCCGCCTTTTTTCCGAATAGGCACGGTTCGCAAATGCCCATACCAGGCATTCATTGGGCTTTCAATATCGCGAGTGCCGAATACAACAGGTATTTCTGTGCCTTCTTCATTGGTGGGTATTTTTACGTCTTTTGCTACTGGGGTTTGATCTTGTTGTTTGGGTCGCATTGATACTGCAACCAGTACAAGCGCACCTATCCACGCTACTACAGCAGGCCACATTAGATAATTGAACTCCCGTCAAATGGGTTTCTGGTTGGTATATGCGGAAAGCCGCCGTAATTATCCAGGTTATTAAATTTGTTTAGGCATGTATCAGAAAGGTGATTACAGCCAGGGTATAATTTAACTGTCGTATTTGGCTTTAAGTCATGAAAAGGCCGGGTAATTATTAAATCACTACCATTATGCGAGCTAACAAACCTAACTGCGTCGTCTTCTGTTTTCACCATGCCACCCGTAAACCAACCAGCTTGATAGCGCGATGTTTCTGTCAGCGTTAAATGGGTGCCGTTGATGTTTTGTACTACCGCTTTCACTTCAAACTGCTTTTGATTCACCTGGCATTTATGGTCATACAACACATGGCGACACATACGCTGATATTTGGCCCTAAGCCCTGGCCGTTGAATTGAGGTAAAAACAGACTCGCATTCCAGTGTAATAGTAGAGCCTGCCCCTTTAGCACCTGAAACTCGACCTTTCCAATAAACGATATAGTCGTCGTCTTCCCAATGACCTCTAAAAATCGTAACTGTCGTGGGTAGTTCAGGGCTAAACCCCAAAAACTGCCGCGCAAGTTCGTTATCTCGCGGAAACGTGAGTTTTAGAGCGGCTTTAAAAATATCATCAGTCACATTAACGGATGACCGTTTAATCGGGGCTGGTATATAGGTTTTTGATTGATAAAAAATCTCATGTTCTGAGCTGGTGAAATACCAACGCTGAACACCCTGACCAAATTCATACAGTTCTACCGGTTGGCCACTGTCTGCGCTGGTTTCAATTAAGTCATAGCTCATGCTGGCACCTCTACGACAGCAATAGAAATTTTAGCGTTTCCGGCTTGCGTATGACTGATTTGCACCCGGTCAGCATCGAATCTAACTAAGGACATAAAACAAAGGATCTCAACGTCGGTGGGGTATACAGTTGCACCAAGTGCTTTATCAATACTTAAAACCTCATTACCGTCATCATTGACTGAGCCGCCCAATACACGACGGTAGAAGATCTCGCCAGACTTGGTAATTAGCATCACGTCTTTGATGCCGTAATAGAGTGGGTAGCCAATAGGCCGAACAATAAAGGCCCCTGACTGCGCCGCCATGACTTCAGTCAGGGTTAAATCTTGTCCCCAGCTGGGCAACCAGAATGCTTTTTGTTTTCCTTGGCGGCTATAAATCCATTGCTTAACTCGCCATAACTCAGCCTTACTTGTCGTATGCCAGTTTATTTTTTGCTTGTGTAGTGGGTAGTTAGTTTTAGTGTCAACAATAATTGTGCCGGTGCTGTTATCAATAACCTCTACATCTCTAATAATATTTTCATCGAGCGAACTAACAATTACAGAGCGATCTGTTAAAACATCAATATCACGGTATTTAGGAAAATTAGACGCCGCCAGATTTATATTTTCAGTAACCGAAAAGCTAACGTTGCTTTCTGTAATATCTGAAGCATCACGAGTAAATTTTGCACCGCTATAAGTACGCCCAAAGCGTAATGGCATAACATAAGCATTTTGATAGGGCTTAGATAACGGTAATTTAAGACCTATTTTGCTAGGGCTAACTTCTGTAGTTTCGACAGCTTCGTAATACTCGTCATTATCCCAAACTAAAATAACATCATCTGCGCGGTAATCGGCTGCTGTCGTATTAACTGTAATTTCACTGACTCCAGAGGCTAGAGGGCCGATAAACGCTAAATTAGTCCAAACCGGAACCCCATAAACACGGTGGCCCCATTGTGTCGCAATTGCTTTGGCTCGACTAAATTGGTTGCCATCGAGCAAGTAGTTATAACTGAACTTCTGACGCGGGGCAGGGCGTAAGGCTAACCGTTGCTCGCCCTCGTAAGCTTGCAAAATGTCGGTTTTCCATTCCAGCACCTCAGATACATTAGCTTGTGGGGCAAAAGGCCACACCACAACACGCTTACCTGTTACGACAAGTTTTGTAGGCCCAGTTTCAAAGTTAAAGGTAAACTCAGCGTTAACGACTGGCGGACCATTGACCGATATATTAAGCGTGTATAGCCTGGCTTCTAATCCGCCGAATTGAGTGGGTGCGGTAACTGGCTGGGCTAGTGCTAAGCCTTCCGTTCCACTTTCCACGACACTAGCTAACTTTTTAGGGGTTAAGTAAGCATTCCAGACTTCAACATTACGGGTTTGCTCTGATAGAAGATTACCTAACGATATATGCGCCGGTTTAACATGAATTCGGTAGTAAAAATCGTACTGAAAACCGCGCATTTGAAAGCCTGTATAACGCTGCTTTAGCTCGTCTACAGGTTGTGTATTTTGGATATTGCCAGTTTTAGGACTAGCACTTAACAAACAGCCATACGGCAACACCGCATAAGTGCGGTTATCCAACTCGTTAACGTGATCCCATGGGGCTACCTCAGTAAAAATAGCACCATCAACAATGCGCTTAATCATACAATTTTTCGGTAGGCTAGCCCGTAAATACCCGAATTAGGCTGACCTTTGGGGCCATTTTTACTTTTCACGGGGAAAATTAACCACTCATCATTACCAATATGCATGGATTGGCCGGGAACTAAGTGGGTTATATTCACGATTCGTACATCTGCAGGAGTGCCCAAAATGTAACGGCGACCACCCGTAACACGGGCAATATTCATAATGGGGAATAGGGGAGCTAGCCCATTGAATGTACTAGGCGAATGATGAAAAACGCCGTGTATTGGGCCGCGTTCACCGTTGCGAGGCATGCCGCCCCAGCAGTAACCGTCTTCTTCTCTATCGTAAAAAGTTAGCCAATAGGGGTGGTTAAGGTCTGGTAAATCACACCTTATTCTATCGTAATAGCTTGCATAATAAGCCTTATTATCCCAGGGGTAACCGTGGTAATTGTCACCTGAACTACCAATACGGTTGTTGTATTTTCCATGATACCAGCTGGTGCACACTACATATTCGCCCCCCACATAATCAAATGCTTTATCCAGTGTGCCAACGCTACTATGAGCATAAACACCAGGACTAATTTCTATAACAATATGCAAATACTGCTGAGTACCAAAAAAATAATAGCGCGTAAAAGGCCCTATTAAACCGTTAGTTGCATTTAAAGGGGAATGACCAGGTTGAGCGGGAGCAAGGTTATTGCTGCTATTCCTTTCCATTGTGTTTATATCTGAGTCAAACGAAGTTGATCCATAACATGCGAGCCATGGGCCAGGGTTCCCTTCATCACCATTACCGTTGTCGGTATAAAAATTAAATACCCCTGCTTTTGAATGCTTTAAAGATAGTTCTTTGCCGTTATAGTCAGAGCTATCACGCCATCTTAAAATTTCATAGCCTAATGCATCAGCAAAAATTTTTAATTTATCCAATAAATCATCAACGCCGTTCGCTGGGCCGGTTTCAAAAGCCATTATTTTAACTCCAATGCTAAATAATCTGCCCAGGTAGTACGGTGGATGTTTTGTATTACTAAGTAATCCTGGCCGTTAATCGTAATAATATTTTCTGAGGCGCTTTTATTGCCGGTTATCCAGTAAGCACCGTCTAATTCGCCGTAAACATTTTTAGCGGGTTGGTCTGATGTGTGGAGTATGTAAGGTAGCAGGGTGTAAGTGCTGTCTGTATTTTGTTGGATATTAGATAACTTGCAATTGCCACCACCAAAGCTCCAGGTATCAGTAGGATATAAAAAAATAGTATTTTCACCTCGCCAGCGATGAGAGCTACTATAAGGCTCGCGATTACAAACCCTGCGCCATACGCTATCAATGGTGTAAAGGTAACTACCATAGCCGGGACACTGAAAACCAGAGTGTCTTGCTCCTGTACCAGACCAGCGCTCACCATCTGCATTAGTAGTACCCCCTACAAACAAAGGGTAGGGGTATTGTTGAGGCGTACCATAAGGGAGAATTTTGCCTAAATAAAAATACTCATAAACGGTTGATATTTTGGCAGCAACAATTACTCGCTGGCCATTCGCAATAAACCAATATGGTATTTTATGCTGCCATAAACACACGAAAGCAGATTGTTTATAAGGCTGATCAGCAAAAGAGTGTTCAGGAATGTAACCAACTAAGCCGCAAATATTAAAGTTATAGTAATCATTAGTTGTGTTTTCGTAGGCCCAGATTCCCATATATATTTTTTCAGCACCTGATAAGCCTGGTGCTTTTAAAATAAGTTCATGGCCGTTATTCCAGCGCAATATCTCCCACTGCTGGCCAGTGTTTACAAGCTCTTCATTTGTTGTTAAAAAAATTCTCAGTTTATCAAGCAAATCCAAGTAATTATCAGCGGTTCCAATTTCAACAGCCATTAGCTCAAGGCTCCCTGGTTTCTTCTAACAACATTCATAATTAACTGCTCGCCTTCGTGGGTATCTAAGAAATCGCCAACTATTGCAGGGTCTACAGCATTAACAACCCTTACATTTACTTGGGGCGGTGGTGTTGCTTCTGCTTTTTGACTAGCCTGCTCTAACATTTTGGTTGTGTCTTTACGGCTTGTGACGTTTGCTGGGCCATTGACAAATTCAGGGCCGTACTCACCCACTAAGCCGAATTTACCCGCCGGAATATGGCCACCTTTGTCGTATGCGCCAGAGAAGTTAACCGCTGCAACTTGTGCAACGCCTGCAGCACCTTGGGCGACAGCTAAAGCAATAGGTACAGCATTTGCGGGAGGTGGGGCGCTCGCGGCTGCTTTCATGTACAAAGATTTTGCTTCTAGTAGCGCTTCCGCCAAAGCGTGGGCTTTAGATACAGCAAATAGAGCGCGATAAATGCCGGATTGTTCACCCGCGTAAGCCTTGGCTAGCCCTGCCATACCATCAAAGAACTTGCCAGAGGTGGCTAGCATTTGTTGGTTTTTTTGGTCGTTTAACTGCTGTACTTGCTCATTTCGTTGTTTGGTTAACTCGCTAACTAACTCGGTTTGCTGCTCTTGTGTTAAGGCTTCGTTAGCTAAAATAGCCTCTCTTGTTTTCTCGGCATCCTCATTAATTTTGTTTATTTTTTCTTCAATTGTTTGCTCTTTAGCAAAGTCACCAAGTACGTCAGTTGCATATTGCTTTGTCGCTCGGCCTCTTAAGCTATCCTTTTCCTCTTCACTTTCGCCAGACTCATCAATGGTTTTTAAACGCTCTTGAAAAAGGTCTGTAGCTCGCTCTGGTTCGGTTTTTAAGGCGTTTCTAACCTTGTTAACTTCGCTGTTTTTCTCAATTTCTTCTAGCCGCTTTTGGCGCTCTTCTGCTAGCTGAACTAATAGCTTGGTTTTTTCTTCCTCCGTAATTTGGGTTCGCTTGAGTACAACATTTTGAGCCCTTTTATATTCGTCTTCTAAATCGGCTATTTTTTCATCTGTAGATTTTGGGCTACTTCTAAAACCATCAAGCACGTTAGTAGCAAACTTCTTGTTAAGCCGCTCTAAAAGGTCTTGCTGTAACTTTGAGCCTGTACGGGTTTTCTCTAAAATCTGGTTAAGGCGCTTGTCATAGCTGGACAAAATAAGCTCTTCTTCAGTAGCTAAAGAGTCTTTTATTGTTTGTATTTCATCCGCTTTTTGCTTCTTGAGTGCTGCTAGCTCTTTGTGATATTCAGCAGTTACACGGCCTGTTAGTCTTTGCCTTAACTCGGCTGTGGCTGTTGTGTTATTTCTAACAATCTCCAGGCTAGTTTTATAGTTATCCTTGATTAGTTCTTCTTCAGTTCTCAGGGACTGAGCTAAAGCATCAAATTTTTGCTGATTTTGGTAAGCTTCGATCTTGTCGTAAGCTGCATTAATTGCTTTTAAGTCGGCTTTGGTTGCTTCTTGTTGACTGGCCTTGTAAATATCAATCGCCCTGGCAGTCATACCAAGGGTTGACGCTTCTTCGTTTAATGCGGCTATTCTCTTTTGAACAGCCTCAAGGTTGCCTGAAACACTAAAGCTTACGTCTATTTTGCCTTCTGCCTTGTTGGGCTTAATCTTAGCGCCTGAGTCATCGTATTCAGGTGAAAAACCATACTTTTTTAACAGCTCATTGAGCTGTGTTTTTTTATTTTCTAAAGCTTCAGCTATTTCTTGCTGGTCTAGGTGTAAATCAAATTCCCCATCAATATAAAAGATACCTGTACGGCTTAGGTCGCTACTGTTTTGTAGCGTTTGAAGGCGTGTAATTGCCTGCCTTAAATCTTCTATTTCATCAGTAGAGCCGGAAGCCTTAGCTGCAAGCGTTCCAATTTGCCGCCCAAGGTCAACTAGTTCTGATAAACCCTCCCCAGCAGCACCAATTACCTTTGTAATAGCGGTTCCCAGTGCAACAACGCTTTGTTGAAAGCCTTCGTCAGCTATCAGCTTTCTAAGGTCATCAATAGCGCTAGTTAGTGGTGTTACGTCAGTACGACCAAAGGCGTTTGTAAAATCGTTTTTTAGTTGGGTTAACGCATCGCCAACTGTACGGGGTATTTTTTTATACTCCTCTCGTATTGCATTGGCTTGGTTTAATATTGAACCTGCAACTACTTTACTAGTCAGCTTTCCTTCTTGGGCTAATGCTCTTAGTTCCCCGGTAGTCAGGTTCAGTTCGTCAGCCATAGCACGCGCAAGACGAGGGGCGTTTTCCATTACGCTGTTAAACTCATCACCACGTAGCACACCAGAAGCCAAGCCTTGGCCAAGCTGAATAATTGAATATTTGGCCTCTTCTGCGCTAGCACCACTGATTTTAAATGACTTGTTTACCGTCTCTGTGATGGCTAAAAGCTGCTCATTACTTAATGACATCTCCTTTGTACTGCGAGCTAGCTTTGAATAAAGTCCGACAGTTGCTTCAATATCGGCTCTCGACTCTTGCGCTAAATCAAAAAGAGCAGAGTAAGACTGTCGAGCCTCACTTGCAGAGCTTGAAACTAAATCTAATTGCGCTTGCATCTTTGCAAATGCATCAGCGGCTTGCACAACTTCTCTAATGGCCATTGAGCCAGCAATAGCACTTAACACACCTTTAACACGAGAAAAGGAGTTTGCTAAACCATCTGTTGCTCTAGCGGCGTCTTGGGTGTCACCTTCTAAGCGATCCAGCGAAACACCCAAACGGTTAACAGCTTGTTCGGTTAGTCTTCCTTGCCTTACTAAGTCTCTAATAGCATCTGTTAAGCCGTCTGTAGCCCTTTCTGATCTCTGGCCTTGAATAGCTAACTGCTGCAATACACTAGTTGCAGTGTTAACTCCTGTTGTTTCAACTGCTATTTGCAGCTGTGCCGCTGTCGTCATTAATGATATTCCAGTAAATACGATCTAAGGAGCGGATTAAATCGACTTCCCAGGCTCGCAAATTCTTTTTAGTTAGCTCTGACCAGTGGTATAACTCTGTGAATGTAAGGGTTTCGCTGCTGCGTACTTCAAGCCACCAGTGAAAAATGTATTCTAATTCTTCCGGGCATTTGGGCTGCTCTGCTAACTCTTTAGGCTTTTTACCTGTTGCTTTATAAACCTGTAAAAGCTGTGCTTTTAAGGATTTTTTCGAGCCTTTAGGGGGTAATTGCAACCTTATCTCAGACTCGAAAAATTTAGCTAGTTGCTCTGTTTTTTGCCGAAAAAAAGGGAGCGATCACCCGCCACACTGTCTATTTTTGGCGCAATTTGCGGCGCTTCGCGTAGAAACTTTTTAATATTTTCTGGCGTGCACTCTTCATCAAAAGACCAGTCAGCTACTAAGCTAGCCAATATAGTTAGCTCTGCTTCTTTGTTGGTATATTCTGAATTTTTATTTTTTGCATCCAATAAAACTAATCGCCTAGTTTCGTTTACTGCTTCTTGATAAAAATCAGAATCAACACCACGAATGACTAAGTAGTGCTCGGTTTCTGTTCCATCTGGCAGTGTTAAGGGTAATTTAATACCGGTATTCGCCTTTTCACGGGTAAAAAAATCAGTCATTGAAACCATTAGGCCGACTTCCTTCTAATAATTAAATTTGATCCAGTTACAGAGTCTAATAACGCTTGAAAGGGCATAGTCAGCACAATAGAGCTAGCGCCTGATACGTCAGGTTGTCCACCGGTGTATTTAATACGCGGCAAAACAAAGGTGTATTCGTTGCCTGTGCCATCTGGCAAAGTGAACTCTATGCTTGATTCAATTTCATCAATAAATTTATTAATTAGCGTGGAGTCTTCAAAATAAGCGCTAATTTGGCCTGAAACATTAGATTGGCCGATAGAGGGTGCAATACTTTCTTTAGAACCTACGACATTACGCGCCTCTAAACCATTCTCCAGGGTTAACTGAATTTCAGTAATTACCGCTATCGGGTTGCCAGCTTCTTTCAGTGAGCCGGTAAATGAATCAAGGGGGCTTGTTGTTGATGCCACTTTGTAAGTTGAATCTGCAATAACATCACTGGCCGTACTCATGCCACGACCAACAACGCTTACAGTGCCTGTTACCATCGAATCAGCGTTAATCTGCAACTGTAGTGAGTTGAACTCGCAGCCTCTAAACCTATGATATGGATTAGCGGTGGCGTCTAAATCAGCAAACTTTCTTTCGATAGTGAACGAGCGGCGAACAGTACCGACTTTTAATTCGTCAGTATCAGCAACGGGGCTGTCTTCCTGCCAAGTGCCGCATAGTGTAGCTTCTAGAATAGTGTCAAAGGAGCCGTGTGATAGCTCTATGCTAATGTCGCCGCCAACCTGATAAGAACCGTGTCTAAGGTCGGTTATCTGCCTATCTGCCCGGATCTCTTCAGATTGCAGCGTGTTTTTAGTAAGCGCAAGGGTAGTGCCCGTGTGTCGTATCGGCTCAAACTCTGGTTTTTCTGGTGTTTGCCCTGGTGTAGTCTCCAAGACTAACGACATACTGTGTCTACTTCCGTCAGCCATTTATTTAATTCTCCTGGTTCTTGCAGACCAATAAACTGTTATTACAAGTCGATACCATTCCGCCGGTTGATTACTTGGCCGATTAACACCGCTTGAATTAATAAAAATATTTTGCTCGTTAAAATTAAATCGCTTACCGATATGAAAATAATGAGTAATTTCGTCGGCTTTTTCTAAAGCATCACCATCACCCGAATTAATTGGGAAATTAATATCAATTTGCAAAAATCCGGTGTGCTCGTTTTCGCCGTGATCACCAAGCGTTGCAACCTCTGGCATATTATTAATGATAAAAACCTGCGCCCAGGATTCACCGCCTTTAGGCTCAAAGCTTCGGTTGTCGTAGGCTGTGGGCAGGTTAAAACCACCGTCAACATACGCTTGCATGAGCGTTTTTTTAATTGCTGAAAAACTCATATCGAGTGCTGATTAGCAGCCCTTTGTACAATCTGATTAATGCGAGCGAAGTTTTTTCTAAGCATTCCGCTAGGTGCTTGTCGTGAATAACCAAATTCTAACCGCTCAATATAAGGCAAATTATTTGTTAGATAAGTTGTGCCATCCAAACCACCTAAGTTATTGCGCATCTCGTTAAGCGAAGCATTAGCACCAAAACGCTCTACAGTTGAAGTCTTCGGGTAGCCCGTTGACGTTTGCCAGTTGCCACGGGCTCGGCCTGTATCGACCGGCGTGTCTAGGATGACACCGCTAAATAGCTCTAACTTAATAGCCCTGATGATACGCTCTACAGCCTGCAAAGACTCAACAGAAAACCGGCCTAAATCACTACTAAAACTCACTTGCGCACCTGCACTTTGTAACTAATAGGCGTACCGGCTGGATTAACCGGCAGTATTCGCACTATTTGCCAGGGCTCACCATTCACCAATAATTTATCAGTCGATAACGGCTCAACCTCAGCAGACAACACAAGCAGCATGTCACCTGCCACAATATTCCCGCCTAGCTCGGTTTCAGTCGTTTTAGTAAAACTGGTTAATACGCCACTTGTTTTAAGTTGCTTGGTTGTGCCTGGTGTTACTCTGCCGTTAACTGGGTCGAACGTTTCGCCAGATTCACGAAGCAACACAACAGGTGCGCCCTTATCAGCTAGCAGCTTACTTGCCGTACTTGCCAAACCTTCATAAAAACTCATGCACGCACCAGGAATAAGCCGTTTTTCTTGTATAGCTGAGAAAGTAGGGCTTCAGCTTTAGCAAAAGCAGGTACTTTGTCAGGGGTACTATTGTTTGCATAAGCCACTTCTACAGCACCTTCTACACGCTCTTTAATCACTGCGCCTTTTTCACCAGGTAAGCGGTTAGGCATTAAGTCATGCTCGCGGGCTTCAAGTGCTAGCTGTAACTGGCCATACTCCAAGTTGCGTGGAATCTCTTTCTCACCAACCGATAAGCCATCAAGACGAACGCCACGGCGGGGCCATTGTAGTGGCTGGCGTGGGTTGCTCTTCTCGCCCTGAAATTTGCTAGCTTTAGACTCTAAGTAGTCCATCGCTTTAATTAGCAATACAGCGCACTGGTCGTCTGACAGTTCAGTAAGATCAATGCCGCGAAGCTTGGCAAAGATCCGCAACGTTTCAACACTGGCGTAGCTGTTAGCATTGGGGTTAGTACCGCTACCGTCTTCTATCACTAACATGCTACACATCTCGTCTAAAATCAGGTGCAGCGGCGTTAATGTCAGCACGGGTAATGTCTTGGCCTAGAATTTCCTCAACGGCTTTAACGTTGGGCAAACCGGCATTAGTCCAGTGGGCATCATTCGCTTGGTCTAGTTGGCTTAAAGCTTTAACAATTTTTTCTGATACAGAAATTGGTTGTTCCTTATTATTTTCTAGCGCTTTTCTATTGCGATCCCTAAGTTGCCTGGTGATTTCCTCAAATGTCACCAATTGCCCAGGTATAAAACCATCTTGGTTTTTTTCTGTCATAAAAAACCCTTAAGGGCTTTGCAGCCCTTATTTATCCATTAGTGACCAAAAATGCGAGAGGCATGTTTTTACGATGCACTACACGTTTCCAGTTTTCAGCTTTACGTAAATCTGCGAGCGTTGCTGATGCGGCAGAGACACTGTTACTTGAAAACTGAGTACCGAATGGGTGAATCAACCATGTTTTACGTTCAATTAAATACTCAACACCGCCACCACCACCTTGCAAGCCTTGGCGCTCAACCTCTACTGGAACGTTAGGTTTACCTTCACCATATCCAAACATACCTTCACCAAAAAGCACGCTAAGGTATTTAAAGCCGCTTGTATTACCTGCAATTACAGGCATTCCATCGTCTACTACAATACGTCGTCCTAGGTATGTTGGAATCGTTAAATTACCCTGACTGTCTTTAATAAACTCAATGTCATCGTTGTCTATCATTTTTTGATAAATCATTGAATGAACCGCAATCACTTTGACTTGTTCAAATTGATCTCCCAAAGTAAAAGCTGCATTGACTAACGCACTGCGATTGAATTTATTTTTTTCAGTTGCCGCATTACCATCTTCAATAGCAATACTACACACCATATCGGCATCATTTTGAGCTATGTTTGAGGCCAGTAAACCTTGTGAAGCCGCTAACAAACGGCGTTGCCACTGTCTTTGCCAGTAAACCCCAAATCGATTTCTAATCCGTTGCATTGGAGAACTTCCAGCAATTTCACCTGCAAGGTCTGTGGCACTGTATGCCTGGTTTAAGTAAGCAACTCGTGCTACTTGTTCACCAGAGTCAATTTTATTCGGTTCAGCTCTGTCCTTTGGATCGTCATTTGAGTAGTTTGGCTCTTCTGCTGCATCCAGGTCTCGCCAAAATGGAATATCAATCGTTTTACCACCACTGTTTGCTTTAGCTATTAGCATGTCATTAGAGACTGCAATACCTGCCTGAGCAAAAGCCGTTTTTTCTGGTGAGTTTTCTGCCTGATAATCTGCGTATACTTCAGGTATTATGACATCTGTTAAACGTGTTGTTGGCACTAGTTATTTTCCTTATTCGGCATCTCTAAGTTGACGATACTGCTCAGGATCTTTTCTATAAAGATCGGTTCTTTCAGCTTCAGTTAATTCGCTAAATTTCTTAGTAGCACTGCTACTTTTGCTGCTGGAAGCACTGCTACCAGTAGCGAGAGAGCCTACAATCACTGGGGCAAATGCCGCTTTGTTTGCAAACTCATGCTTGAGTTCATCAAGCGTTAAAGCACTTGGTTTGCCTTCCAAATCATTTACAACAGTCACTAACTGTCCGTTACGTTCAGAAGTAGTAAGACGTGCTTTAATGTGAGGAATTAATAATTCTGCACTACCTTCAACGGCTAATTCAGAAGCCAGGCGTACAGCTTCTTTATCGACTAAAATAGCTTTTAAATTATTTTGAAGTTTTTCAATAGTGCCATTTAATTCATTTTCACGGCTAGTTAATTTCTCTGACCATGCATTTTCACTGTTAGAAAATTTGTCCTGCCATGACTTTTCAAGCGCTTCAATATCACCATTTTTACGGGCGTCAGCATCTTTGTTTTCGTTCATCTTCACCTGCAGGGCTTCTAGTTGCTCTTTAAGCTCGCGGGCCTGATCTTCTGCGGCTTTGCGGGCTGTTTTCTCATGCTCCTTAGCACGTTTTAGTGCGCCGGTATCTTCAATACCATCAACTTTTAAACGGTAAGCGCCGTTTACCTCTTCATACAAGCCGTGCAGATTTTCGTCTACGCCTTCGAGCGAATCTAATTGAAATTTCAACATGAGTTATGACCTTAATTAATTACTGAAAGCTCTTTCAAAAGCAGCGGGTTCTAATTTCCGCATTTGATCAAGCGTAAGCGGTTTAAAATTTCTACCTAAATTTAACGCGGCAAATCTCTCTGCAGATAAGCCACCATTTCTGAATAATTTTGCCCTTGTTTTTCCTAAAGCTTTATCCTGAAAACTAGCTGGTTGAGTTTTTAGCCATTCGTAATAAGTTAGGCCCCCCTTAACCGGTCCGTCTTTACTGGCGCGGGTTCTGTCTTCAGATAGAAAGCTAAACTCTTTGCTAAGCACCGCTATTGTTGTTGACCTACAGCGTATATGTGCTGGAGGCTTTGGGCCTTTGCCTAGTTCAAACTGCATTCCATCTAGTGATCTGCATACAGGTGTAGTGGAACTATCAAGCGTTGAGACCCAACGGTATCCCTCTAAAATATCATCATTCGCTTTCCACGTTTCAAACCGCGCAACAGACGCCACATGTTGTATTGATGTTCTAACAATTGCCTCAGCATTTCGGCTACTAATTGCCAGTAAACCATCACGATAATTATTAGCCCTGGTGCCTCGAATATTTCGAATAATTTGGGCATTTGTTTGCCCCTCGAAAAAGCCCTGTCTTATTGCACCGACTACCCGCTGACGCTCAACCTTTGCCCAGTCTTTGATAAATGCATCAAGCAGTTTACCCCCATCAACCCCACGTACTGAAAGGGGTGTAGCAAATACGGCGGCGTAAATCTGAGTAGCTGCCGGTATCGTAGGTTCAAACTGTTTGCGCTTAATTTCTGGCAACTCGGCTTGTGATTCTGAAACCGCCGCGTCCAGTGTTTTAGCTTCTAGCTCTGCCTGGTATTCTGCAATATCAATTAAACTACCGGCTAACTCGTCGTAATATGCGCTATAAATATTTGCTAGTGCCTTTTGAATCGATTTTAAAAGCTTCTCTAATCGGGTTCGGGAAAATGTAGTTAAATCATTCTCGATTAAACGAAGCTTAATTTCTTTATCAATCTGCTTTAAAAAAGCCGTAAATTGATTGACCTCACCAGATTTAAGCCCCTCTAAAAACACTTGATTACGAACAGTAAAATCAAATAGCGGGTTATTCATCGTCTAATGCTAACCCTGTATCAGCTGTTTCCAATTCTTCTTTAATACTCTCGTCGTCTTTTTCTGGATCAATAACGCCGTATTTTTTGAGCTGCGCCCATAGATCGGAGTCAGGTAAACGGCCAGACTGCCAAGCCTGAATCAAAGCGGTTAGCATCTGCGGTGTAAGCTCAGAGCGGGTAAACTCCTGGTTAAGTGTGTATTCCACATCAGCCGGTGCATTCATAAATTCAGCCATCCAGCTAAGCGCCAGGGTGTAAGCCTCAGAAACATTACTTGCAGCTAGCGACAAAACAGAGTGCTCAGCTTCGTTTTCTGCTTGAGCTTCAGTTGCCGTCTTTACTGCTGAGCCCTTGTCTAGAAGCCTTGCACCTAAAGCAATCATCTGCTGCTCTTTCTGGTCCATGGCTTCTTTTACCATAGTGTTCGGCTGCGCCTGTTTTATGTCGAACTGGCCGCCAGTAGGCAGCAGAATAGGGGAGCGAGAACCAATATAAATACCGTTCTGCTGCAACCAATCCCGCCATTCTTCAGTAAGTCCACTAATAGCAGGTTGTGCCTGCCCAACAAAAAAAGCACTGTCTTCGTAGTCTGCCGAGTTCTGATAATGAGCTAGGTTTAACCGGGCAAGATCAAGCAAAGGTGGCTGATCTATTGTAGTGTCGTTATTCTCGGCACCAATAAACGTGAACGGGATAAAGCGCCAGGGCTGACCTTTGCCATTAAGCGGCTGATACTCGCTATCTATCGACCACACACCATCAGCGTTTTTCTGCCAAATCTCAACATGGTAGAAGCTGTCTAGCCGCAAAACTCTATATTGCTCTATGCTCTCAAGCCCAAAGCCGTCATCTGTCGTCTGCTGTATTGACTCTTTGATAACAACCAATGACAGCAAATGACTTGAGCCGACTTTCTGAGTGCGCCAGTTAATGACGTTCTCTGCGTTCAAACTAACAATGTTAGCCCGTATTAGCCCTGCTTCCTGTTGAGCTTTAGAGGCAGGCGCTTTAACGTTAGGGTAATCAACATACAACGCATGACGGCTTTTGCTCATAATTGCAGCTAAGACGCTCTGTGACTGCTGATAAATGCTAACGCATGAACCGTCTATGTCTTCTTTTACATAGCTTAAAGCCGTTGGCACATTAAGTACTGGCCACTTTTTAAAAACAGCTCCTACAAGCCCCTGGCGAGTTCTGCCAGTAGCGTTATAAAACACAGCTCCTTTCTTGTACTGCTCGTTACGCTCTTTGTTCTGCTTACTGGTATCGCTAGGGTTTAATGTGCGCAGGTATTTTTGAACGTTTTCACCTGCGCAAACATCCTCTACAACTTGCCATTTCTTAGCAGCTTTTACATATTCTGGATGCTGAAAAGTTACGTCAGCCATTAAAAACTAAACCCCATTTTAATTGACATTGCAGGCTTGCTAGCAGATTGCGCAACGGCAAAATAGCGGAAAGCATCAGCACCATGTGACGACCAGTCATGCAACGGTTTGTCTTTCCAAACACCACGCTTGTCGTCCCACTCTTTTCGGTAATTCTCTAAGCAGCTAATACCTTGCTCGCACTTAGCAGCTTCAAATGCACAGCGGGGTAGTAACTCCCTAACAGACTCGATACCCTCATCAATGCCAAGCTTAGGCACCACATGAAACCTTATGCTGTAGTTCTGGCCGTCAATGTCATAGCCTTCTCTGGCAAGCTCTCGACGAGTTTTGCCGTCTCCAGCAAATTCACGATTATCTATGTCATGAGGTGCCCAGTGTTCTGAGTACTGATAGCTCTTATCTTTAATCACCTTCATGTAGTGTCGTAAGCCTTCGCCGGAATTTTCGTAATAATCGATAATGTGAAACTCTGTACCAACCTTGCGAACGAACCAAATAGCCGTAGAGTCACCAATGCCAATATCCCAGTAAGTCGAAACTGGTTGATGACTATTATCTGGTAGCTCACAAATACGTTTCTCACCGTATAAAAATCTAAACTGCTTAGCGTAGTAAGCACCTTCAACTGACTGCTGAAATGCTTCTTCGGGAATACTGGGGTACTCCCTTTTCATATCATCGCCAAGCGTTTTTTCTTTAGCGACATACCAAGCTTTTTGACCTTCAGCTAGCTTTATGCCATGTCTGCTCTCAAGCTCTAAAAAATATTCTCGCAATCTTTCAGGTAGAAAATTATTTGCTTTCAAGGCATAAGCAGGGTTTTTCCACCATGAGAAAAAGAAAAACTTCCAATCAAGTGCAGATAAATTAACCCTGCTTAAAGCTTGTTTTTCTGCTGTCTGGCAATATTCGAAAAAATAGCCTTGTCTGCCTTCTGCAGTTGATTCAATGGTAATAACGCAATTAGCGCTAACTGCCTCAAATGCTCCAGTTACTATTTCGCGTGCTTTATCGGGGTATTTAGCGCAAATTTTCCCAAACTCTGAAATATGTAACCAGCGCAAAGTACCGCCCCGAAACGACGTACTAACCGTGACTGAACCGCCTTTGCTAAATACCAGTTCGCCCGCTCGATCATTGCTAGCGGGGTTTGCACTTCTTATTTCTAAAGGCAAGCGACTATAGGCAAATTTAATTTTTTCTCTAAATAAACGGTTTGCATCGCTTAATGTGTGGGCAATTAATGCACACTTTGCTCCTGAAAAAATAGCTGCATCTAATTGAATAATGCATTGCTCAGTTGTAAAACCTAACTGCCTAGCTTTTAAAATAATATTGCGATTATGCAAGCCTTCATAATATTCAAGTTGTTCAGGAGTCATTTTAAATCTAATTACATGCCCCTCTTTATCGGTGATGTAATAAAGATTATTTAACCTCCAAAATCTATTCCTCAGAAGCTGTTGTACTTTCTTGGTCATCTTCCAAGCGGGCCAGCCTCGGTCTCTTCTTGAGCAATCAAGTCCATCAACTCAGACATTTCCTGCGTAGAATCACTGGCTTTTTCTTCATCAAGGTTATAAGCCTTACGCTCAGTAGCAATCATTCTAGAAAGAGCATTAGTGCAGTTGTTGTAATCTCTCGCTATAGCACTTCGATTTTTGTCAGTTATTTTTGCCTTAAGTATGGAATCCATGATCTTGTCAAAAACTTCCTGGCACTTTTCCAAGGAGTCCATATGCCTGAGAACAACATCTTTAGCGCGTTCTGAAGCTAGGTCTATGATCTCTTCTTCGGTTCGCACTTCATCACTACAACTGAGAGGGTGCGAACCTTCCTGCAGACCATTTGTATCAAGGCTTTCGTCTTTTGTAGTTCGCACTATTTCGCATGTGTTTTTAGTGCAAACCTGACTGCGAACCAACTTGCTTTTGGTCGCTTTTCGAACCTTTTCGGTAAGGTCTCTTTGCCAAGAATCTTTCTTAGCCTGCTTGCGTATTGCTGTATCAGAAACATTATACTTATTAGCAATGGCCCTGATTGAAAGCTGACCAGCTCTATACTCTTTTTCGATGCTTTCCCAATCAGTTTTAGCTGCCATTCTCACAACTCAATTCATACTCAGTCTGCACAACTTTTTTTAGAGTTTTCGTGCTTTGGTTTAAGCTCTTTATAATGCTGCTATAGTTTTCGCTTGTTACTTCTATCTTTGATAAGTCTTCAATGAGTTTTGCTGTACTAGCTTTCATGTGTGCTATGTCAGCTTTATGTTGTAATTGAATGCTGTTTTTCATGATTTGCTAGCCCCATCCATATAATTTTTATTTAACTGTGCCTTTAAAAATTCTATCTCGTGATTTATTTTCTTACGTTTGTAATGCCAATTAACTAAGCAAGTAGTAACCGTGCAGATCACACCAACGGCTAGCGCCCAATCTTGAATAGTAAAACCGGCTATAACCATGCTTGCACCTGATGCATAAGCCGCTGTAGTAGTCTTGCTCATGTTTAACGCCTAGCAACGCCTTTAATCTTTTCCCATGTTCGAACACCGCCGAGCCCTAACAAAGCAAAAACCAGCGTTAATAATTCGCCTGTATTTATGTCTGGTAATTTATTAATTGTTTCTGTTTGACCATACGACATAAGAATTACAATTAACAAATCCCTACCAATCCAGGCATAAGCTAATAAACCAGTACATAACCAACCCAACGCAGGACGCCAACCAGACACAAAAATAGAGGAGTGTTTAGCCTCTTCAATATTTGCTAAAGCCTGTAAAATATGGGGCTTACTAAAGTGTTCATTCAAAATTATTTGAGCTTTTAGCCTTTCTTCATCAGACGTAAAAAGCTCGTCAAGGCCCGTCATTACTGAATCTGACAAGCCTTTAATATTCATAATATCCATTGAAAATTATTTAATTAAAGATCAAAAACTACTCTTATATACGAAAGATAGTGTATTTGCTACAAGCAAAAATCACAGAGGGCTTGTGATTATTAATCTATTTTTTACTTGCAAAATTGAAATGAACTGATCTTTCAAGATTAAAAAATATACGGCAGTATAAAATTTGGGCGCAAATCTCCCTCTATTTAGGTGCCACTTGTCTCACCTGACATAAGCAGCATAGTAACTAATCACATTAAAATCAACAGTTTGCATATACATTATGCAATATTAATTGAACTATGGTGCAGGGGGATTCTTGATCGTTTTTCAGATATCGCTAAACCTTCATTATTGAGCAAAACGGTTCAACTTTTTTCGTGTACAATACGCAACCAACTTAACTAGGAGCACCTATGTCATGTAAGAACTCACAAGTTGGTCTATCAAGCGAAGCCTGCCAAAATCGGTGCTTAACAAGTTATATTTGATAAAGACGAAAAAACATGGGCCTCAATAAAGAGTTGTGAGCTACTGTAAAAATGGCGTAAAACACTTAATTCTCCAGAGCTATAAATAGACATAATGACGAAAAAAATATTACGTTTGAAGGTGAAAAGAAATAAGGACTCCAAACAAGGAGATGAGGTGGTTAAGGATGTATCTCATGATGACCCACAAAAGCGATTTTTAAATGGCGTAGCTATCAATCCTACACAGTGTATTCGCCTAGAATTAGGTTCTCAGCAACTCACCACGCGAGCGATTGATTTGATCTCGCCAATTGGAATGGGTCAACGAGGCTTGATTGTTGCTCCACCAGGCTCGGGAAAAACGACTATTTTGAAACATATTTGCCAAGCAGTGGGGAAAGCTTATCCTGAGATAAAACTTTATGCGTTACTCATTGATGAGCGACCTGAAGAAGTGACTGATTTTAAGCGCAGTGTGCCAGCACAAGTACATGCCTCATCCTCTGATGAAAGCTATGATCAACACGTACGTGTTGCTAATAATCTTCTTAATACCGCTCTTCAGGAGGCTGGCGAAGGTCACAATGTAATGGTTGTCATTGATTCTCTAACAAGGCTTACACGAGTACATAATGCAGGGCAAAAGAACAGCGGTCGTACCATGTCGGGTGGAGTTGACGCTAGAGCTATGGAAATACCACGAAAGCTGTTTGGCGCTGCTAGAAAGATTGAGAATGGTGGATCGCTTACTATTCTAGCGACTGTACTCGTTGATACTGGAAGCCGGATGGACCAGGTGATATTTGAGGAGTTCAAGGGCACGGGTAATATGGAAATTGTTTTATCTCGGGAGATTGCGAATCAGCGAATTTTTCCCGCACTGGATATTGCTAAAAGTAGTACGCGTCGTGAAGAGCTTCTTCTAAATTCGAAAGATATTGAAAGTGTAAGAGTTTTGCGAAAGGCGCTTACGAGCCTTAAACCTGTAGAGGGTGCCAGGAAACTTGTTGAGTTACTTAAGGAATACCCAACGAATGCAGCACTACTAAATATTAAAAATGAAAGCAATTAG